GTAGCACCAGTAGGTCCCTGAGGTCCTGTAGCACCAGTAGCTCCTGTATCTCCCTTTTCACCCTTCTCAAGAAGAGCCTTAGCCACACTGACAGTGGGTGAGCTTACACTAACAGCAGGAGTAGACTCTATAGAAACCTTAACAGTATCTGGGCCGCTATTTACTACCTTAACTGACATTAGCTACTTATATCATCTACAACCTTAAATGTACCAAACAAGTAAGTCTTCACTTGGTTAGCACTATCGATCTGAGTTCCTGTGTCTTCTACCTGAAGGTCGTATACATACAATCCTGCAGTTACATTCATTTCACCAGATGTAGCCTCAATAGTTAGCTTGGAGTTAGTAACGTCTCCGTCACCTCTAGTGTAGGAGAAAACACTATCCTGAAGAATTACACTTCCACCCTCTGACTTTGTTAATACATCCATCTTCCAAGTAGTAGCAGGGATTGCAACCCCAAAGTCTAATACAAGCTGGAAAGAATCTCCTTTCCTACAAACAATGTCAAGCCTTGCGGCTGTATCTAAGTTTACTGTAGCCATTACTTTAATATGTTATCGATTACTGAACCAGTATCCGCTTCTTCAGCTTCTTCAAGTTCACCTCTTTGTCCTTTTCTTTGAGAGATAAGTTTGCTCTGCTCTGCAGACTGCTTCTTAACTCTAGTGTCTTTTCTATCTTCTTTAAGAACCTCAAGCTTTTCTTTGAACTCCTGCTCATCAGTTTTAAATCCTAATGTAGCCTGCGCTCTAATCATCTCAATCTCTTTTCTCATCTCATGCTTAGCAGCTTCCATCTGCATTTCAAGCTGAGTCTTAAGCTGCATCTCTCTCTCTTTAAACTGAGCCTCCATCTGCATCTCTTGCTGTCTAGCTTGTGAAGAAGCCATTGCTGACTGCTGTTGGATCTGCGCTTGAACCTGAGAGTTCTGTTGAGCCATCTGCTGGTTTCTAGCGACACGCTTCTTTCTTCTCACAACAAGAAGTCTTTCAGCTTGGTTCACATCTTTAAGCTGTCTAATAGCAATAGCATCTTCGATGTCTAGTTCTTTCTGAGCTAGAGCAACTTGGATGTTCTGTTCAAGATAAGCTTTCTCGTCATCCTCCATCTCTTTCACAACCTGTACACCGAAGTTATACATCGGTAGATCTTTGAATGAGCTGAGCACCTCCATATTCGTTTGACCAACAGCATTAGCATAAGCTCTAAATACAGCTGACTCTGGTGGAAGAACCTGAAGACACTTAACGATGTCAGAGCACACCTTCTTGAATAGAATCATAGAAGCGTAAGTCATATCATAGATAGCGTTGTTACCAGCAGCAATAGCTTGCTGTCTAACACCAACCAATGAATCACCCTTAGGAGTAGAAGCATCCATGGCTTCATTGATACCCGTCGTATCACGGATCATTCTTAAGTAGTGGTTGTATAATCCGATGAACTCGTTGATGTTTCTTAGAGAATTACCAATCTCTCTAATAGGTGGGTTTTGGAAACCTCCCTCTGGATTCTTACTTCTATAGTAGAACACACCTGTCTGCTCGTAGATATCGTGTAACTCTAACGGTTGCAGCTCACCACCCTTACCGAGCTGGACATTCTCTAGCCCTTCAACGTCGATAATGATTCCGTCAGGCTTAGCTTTAGCTACGGATTGCTGTATCTTAAGATGTGTAAGCTGAAGTTGATCAGCAAACCCTATACAACTGTTAACCATAGACTTAGGTATCATGTCTTCAATGTTAGTTGCAACAACCGAGTAAGAAAGATTCACACGAGATAGATCGTGCATATTCTTCGGTAGGTTAGTCTTCTGTCCATAGTTGAACAGCTTGTTACAACCCATTATGTATAAGCCACCGTATACAGTAGCATTATCCATCTGCCTAAGAACTCTCAAAGAAGAAGATGACTCAGGAGACTTATACCCTTCTTTCTTAGAATAGAAACCCATGTTTCCATGTACGCTTTCTTTTTCTTCGAAGAGCATAGAGTCTACTGTTATAAACTCAAAGTCTAATACCTCTACTACAAACTCATCATATCCGAACGATGTACGATTCGTTCTAGAGTCGTATGTAGATGCGTGCATTCCTGTCGAGCTATACCCGTACTTCTTCTGAGCGCTCTTAGCAATATCTGCTAGATCATCCTCATCAAGCTGACCCTGAGCCACTCTGCGTAACTCGTGGATAGGCATTCTACGGATGTAGCCTGCGTATACCATATCGCTGAATCCAGGGTCCTGCACATCACTATGGATGAAGTCAATTGGATCAACGTAGTTAGTTACAATTCCGTAGTTAGGATCGTTCTCTCTTTTTACGACAGCCATACCTAAAGTAACGATATCGTTTACGCAACGTCTGTAAATAGTGTCGTTAAAGTCATTCCACTTTAGCGTCATGTTAGTAGCTACCTGAGCAGCTATTTCAGAAGATGTTTTAACCTGCGTCCCCATAAAGATTTCAGCCTCCTCTAATGTGTCAGGGAGTTGATCAGCTTTACCAATATTAACACCAGTCTTTTCTTGAATCTGCTTAAGTGATTCCTTAGCATTAATTAGAGCTTCTGTCTTTTTCTTTTCTCTGTCTCTTTCTGAAGAAGAGATAGGATCAACAGCCTCTAGGTTTGGGTATGGTTCTCTAGAAAGTATCTTGTTAACAACAACCCTAACGAACTTAGGCAGAATAGGAACTGGAGTAAAGTCCAAGTTCAAGAAGCTTCCGTCACCGTTGTTAGGATCTAAACTTGATAGTAGTTGTCTGTAGATACTGGTATCTTGATTACCTTTTGCGTATGCTCTGTTCTTGATAAACGTATCTCTACGTCTTTTCATGAGCGTACTTCCTTGAGCCCCAGAAGACCACTGATTGTGAATGGCCTTTGCGTACTTCAATCCGTACTCCTTTGTCTGCTTCTCTAATGACGAAGCAAGAGGATCTGGGAACCCACCGTTCTTTTTGCTTTTACTATTGTCGTACATTGTTGCAAATATAGTGAATTTAAGAGTGCCAATGTTTTGGTTTATATTTCCTGAAGAACACCTTCTCGTCTAGATTAGATTTCTTGACTTCTGTCTTTACTTTTTGAGCAGCTAAAAGAGCTAAACCTGAACTAATCGTCAAGTCAAACTTTGTTCTGTTGCTGATCTTGTAACCTATCCAATCCTCTAGTGTTCTATTGAAATACATCTGACCTATCTCACCAGTCTTAGCGTTCTCACCAACGTGGTCATGTATGTAAGCTTCGATAGCCTGAGCGTGAGATTGGATTACGTCTTGCGAGTTAGACGGTATACCTTTTGTTTTCACATTAACTCTTGCTGAAGCAGAGCCCAAATGTTTAGGTCTATCCATTAAGTAGCCGTCGTAACCTCTTGATTCAAAGTACCTTACGATACCGTACTTATTGTTCTCCACTAAGAGAGGGTATCCATAATAGAAAGCACACATTAAAACATCTTCGTAAAAGATACTAGCTAGATCTGGACGAGAAGCGTATTCTATTACAAATGTGTTACTTACGCCCTCCATGTTAAACTTATTGTAGAGGTGCATAGCTCCCTTAGATCCCCTACCGTCAACAGTAGAATCAAGGTCATAACTATCGACACCACCACACCCCATGTGAGCATTACCTGGTTTCTTCTTGCCGTATTCTTCAACATACTTATTTCTAGACTTAGAGTCTGGCTGCCAGGCTAGTCTAAACCTTCCATTAGAATCTGGAGAGAATACTACTTCTTTGTCTTTCTCTTTCCACATGAAGTTTCCTCTGACTACTGGAGAAGGGAAGAGATTGTTGTTGTAATCAATCTGCTGGTAGATTTTCCCAATATTAAATATGCTACCGTCAATACTATCTCTGAATGCTTCTTCTTCAGTAAACGGGAACTGCCTTACTACCTCATTCAATTCAGAAGCATCGGACTTGAGGCTGTCCCTTTCATTCCTTAGGTATGACTTACTCCCTATATCTATATCCTCACCATCTATACCAAGCACAGCTTTGTCTGGATCGTCGAAAACAGCATTACCATACTGATCAAAGAATCCCTCTAGCGCTTCGTAAGCTGGGATGAATATCCTGTACAATCCAGTCTTAGTTCTGTTATTGGCGTTACGCTCTGACGGACAGCTATCCTCCCATAAAGCTTTGTATTCACTACCGCCTTTATCCATAGGGTTTACAGTAGAACCCACGAGAGCCTTACCCACAATTCTACGACCCACAATAAGACACGTGCGCTCAATACGCCAAGCTTCTCTAATATCAACTGGCTTCTCCCACTTACCTGCCTCATCGAGATAAAGCATATGAAGCTTCTCACCATCGTATGCATTGTTCGTAGTATTCTTCCAGTTAATGATCGTGTTGAGAGCGTCACCTTTAAATGATGTTTTGTTATTCTTTGTTATACGTTTCGATGGCTCACGGAATGCAAGCTCCATACGTGGGTTAGTAGTACCGTCCTGAATTGGCTTGAAGAAGAAAGGGTATGATTTAAAAATCGGTACAACTTTCTTCATAAAGATATTCTCCTGAGAGTCTTTACCAGTCTTCGACTGAATCCCCAGAAGCTTGTCTTTAACTTGCGTAGCTTCGTCAACAAGAACAGAAGCACAGATATTAGTGTAACCAGAACGACGACACTTAGTATAAAGCTGGCCGATGCAACGGGGATCAGCTTCGCACGCAGCCATGTGAATAAAGATCTCACGCTGATAGGCAAGGTACGACGGATAACCGATGTCAATTTTGCTCCACTGAAGGAACATGTAGTGTCGTCCTGTAATGTACGTAGGCGTGCCATTATTGTAAAACCAAACACCGTTACGCCTGCGTACAAACTCTCCTTCGATATAGCTAGAAAACTTTCTTCTAAACTCGGCAGGCTTTTCGAACCACTCATCCATACTTCGTATCCTCTGCAACTCTTCGGGCATTGGAATGCGTCGCCACATCTGCATAGCCTTTGGTGAGTCGTGGAAGAGGATTTCTTTTTTCTTTGGCTTTTTTGGAAGAACCACGAGTAACCCATGGAGTTCAACACTTTCTCCTTCCGTACCGCTAGGGTCGATCTTAATACCTTTATCTTCGTAACCATCTACTTCTATTAAATTAGCCATTACCATACATAAACTGCGACTGCGTAGCCTCAGGGTTTGCAACTACACATTCTGTAATTAATATCATACCTGCTACAGACACAGCATTCTGAAGAGCTACCCTAGTAACCTTCGCTGGATCAATAACACCCATCTCAAATAGATCACCGTACTCTTCAGTCTTAGCGTTATATCCGTATCCGTCATTCTCTGACATTACAGATGCTAACACAGATAGGGAATCTCCACCAGCGTTTTCTACTATCTGCAAAAGAGGAACCTTGATGGACATAGCCACAACACCTAATCCATGAGCTTCATCACCTTCGAAAGAATCTAGAACGTCTGTAGGTACAGACTCCATAGCTCTTAAGTACGCAATACCTCCTCCAGGAACGATACCTTCTTCTATGGCGGCCTTCGTAGCTTGAAGAGCGTCGTCAACTCTATCTCTCTTTTCTTTCATCTCTAATTCTGAAGGCGCACCAATCTTCATGATAGCTACACCGCCAGCTAGCTTAGCTAGTCTTTCTTTGATAAACTCTTTTTCTGTGTCTAGTTTGGAATCCTTAGCTTGTGCCTTTAGGTTCTTTACTCTTTCATTGATCTCTTCCTGTGGGCCGCTACCACCAATAATAGTAGTGATATCTTTTGACACTATCACTTTACTTGCTGATCCAAGGTGAGTAGCATTAATAGTCTTTAGAGTAAGACCAGATCTTTCTGATACTACAGTACCTGCTGTAAGAACAGCTATGTCTTCCATAACATCTTCTTTTCTATCTCCGAACCATGGTGCTTTGATAGCAGCAACCTTTAAGTTACCTCTAGCTTTGTTCACCACGAGAGAAGCTAATGCCTCACCATCTACGTCTTCAGCTATAATAAGCAGTGGTCTACCTGTATTTGAAATCTGTTCTAAGATCGGGATGAGGTCTTTCATATGACTGATCGTTTTGTCGAACAGCAAGATGAACGGATTCTCTAGTTCTGCCTGCATCTTTTCTGGGTTGGTGATAAAATGCGGAGAGATAAACCCTCTGTCTACTCTCATACCTTCTACTACTTCGATAGTAGTCTCGATACCGTTAGCAGCTTCCACTGTGATAACACCTTCGTTACCAACCTTAGCCATAGCGTCAGCAATAAGTTTACCGATGTACTTATCGTTGTTAGCAGAGATAGTAGCCACCTGTTCTATTTCAGAACTGTCTGATCCTACAGGCTTACTCATCTCCTTGAGATTAGATACAAGCTGTTCAGAGTATCTATCCATACCTCGCTTCACATCGATAGGATTTGCTCCGTCTTCGATACGCTTCATACCTTCTTCTACCATAGCCTGAGCCAATACTGTAGCTGTAGTAGTTCCGTCACCAGCAGCATCTACTGTACGGGCCGATACTTCCTTCACCATCTGAGCCCCCATAT